AGTCGGGGTCGAGTTCGCGCAGCATCAGCTGGACAACAGGCGCATAGACCACCGATGCCGCGTTGGCCTCGGCGCTGCCGTCTGTCAGCGACGTGATCTGCGTCTGTGTGCCGATCAGTTCGAGCGCTATGTTGACCACGGTGGTGCTGGTGAGCGTCATGGATTATGCCCCTTGGCGGCTTTCGGCGCTTTCATCTTCATAGGTCAGTTTGACCACCTGAAGCGTGGACATACCGCCAAATTCATGGCGGTGGCTGCTATCCAGACGCGCCTCGCCGATGAGGTGGATGGTGTCACCCACATCGCAATCGGCATCGAGGTCGAGGCGCCCCAGTTCGAAGTCGCAGAAGCAAATATGGCCGGGAACTTTCATGTCGAAGAATTTCCCATCCCCGCCTGCGAATTGCGTCATGCGCAGTTCAATCCGCGAGCCGTCTTGCGTCTGGTGAACGCTTGTCACCTCAGCCATGGCCGAGAATGGCATGATGTCGCCGATGCTGCCGCCCGCACCGCTGGCCTTCTCCAAATCCTCCTGATCAATGCTGAACGCGAGGTTGGGAGGATAGGCCGGCGGTTCGGGTTGATCTGGCTGCTGCCGGTCGATCATGTCGTCGTCGTCGTATTCCATGTCGATCGGATCTTTGCGCCAGGCCATGATTTAAGCGCCCGGCGCTTGTTCAAGTGCAGCATCAGGCAACGGCTGGGTGGCTTGAGGCTGCCCACCTTCACCGCCCAATTCGCCATCCTGCCGCTGGTTCATAGCCTGCATCTCGCCTTCCTGTCGGCTGTGCATGTCGCGCATGGCTTCGCGGTGATGCCCATGCAGATCGCGATGCTCCTTCTCGTGCCGATGACGCATTTCCTTGCGCTCGGCCGCATGGCGATGATGAACCTCGGTCTTGCCGTGGCTTTCCTTGCCGTCAGCATCCTTGGGCGCCTTGGGGGCGGGCTGCGTATCGGCTTTTTTTTCGTGTGCCTCGGTTTCAGGCTTGGCGGTTTCACCCGCGCCCTTGGCGCCATAGCGGCGCGAGTGGGCGGGACGATCTTCTTTATGTTCGTCGGCCATCAATGGCTCCTCTTGCTGTAGCGGGCTTCGGCACGACTGCTGCCGTGCTTCCAGCCTGCCATGGTTTTCGCGCGAATGGCATCGCTGCGGACTTCGGGATTTGCAGAACGCGTCGCTGCATTAAGCCGGTCATGCGGGATTTTCTGGCCCTCGGGGATGCCGAGTTCGCGGTGGAGTTTTCCTTTCTCACCGCCGGGACGCCAACCTTTCTTAGCCATCATGTGGATCCTCAGTTCATGGCGTTTACTTCGAAAAATTGAAGAGTGATGTCGGTGGTGGCAGTCGCCGCATTGCCGGTCACCGCGATAAGGATCGTGGCGTTTTCAGGTGCCGTAAGCGCCGTCGAAGGCAAGAGACTGCCGACAACCGCACCAACCTGAGCACTGGCGTGCAGGCCACGCTGTGTGTTGGAGCCGGTCGCGCCGGTCTTGACCACGTTTGCCTCGACAATGAAGCCGGCAGCGCCGGTGGTGGTATAAGCGCCGGTATCGGCGATCACTGTGCCGCCGGTTACCGCGCTGCCGACAACTGCCGTAGTGCAGCCATAATACAGCTTCACGCGCTTGGAGTTGGTGTTGTTCGCAACGTCGCCCTGCGCAAAAATGTTCAGCGCGCGGCCGGCAACGTCAAAGCTGCTTGCGGGCAGCGCATAGACGGCCAGAACAACATCGGCGGCTGTCGATGCGGGGTTGTTGGCGGGCGTTGCGCGGACCAGATTGCCCTCTTCAAGGAAGGTGGCGGTGCCCGAGCCAAACGTGGTGCTGGCTGTGGCGTTTTTCGGGGTAGATGCAAGCGCGGTGGCGGTAGCGCGCGCCTTAACTGCGCCGCCATTGTCAATATCGATAAGTTCAGTACCGGCGAGGGTTGCTTGCGACTGCGCGCCAGCACCATAGATCGGGGTCGTCATAGGTCAGTTCCTCAGTTGACGAAGATGGGGCCCGCTGGCGCCTGCATGGCGCCGGGCGAGAGTGGGCCGTTCTGCATGCCGCGCAGTTCGGGGACGCTCATCCCCATGGTGCGCTTCGGCCGCATATCCAGCACCTCGGCATTGGCATCGACAAGCGAAGCATCATCGGCGTGAACCGGATCTTCATTGCCGACGATGAAGGTCGAATCCGAACCATTAGCGCGCATCATGGCTTGAGCCACCAGTTCACCAATTTCCGGGGTAGGTTCGCCGAGCCATTGGAGCTGCGCGCGCATGATGGCAGCGGCAGCCTCATTCATCGGCAGGAAGTCCTCGGGCGGCGCAACGGTCAGATAGATGCGGAGGCCGGGCTCAAACAGCGTTTCGCCAGAAGCGGTATTACCATAGAAGCCCTTCTCGCCGACGATATATTGCGGCACAAGGCCGCGCGAGATAGCGCCCTGCTTGCCATATTCATGCACGGCATTTTTCGTGTCGCGCAGGAGGTTGAAGAACTCCCGCCGCCCTTCCTCGCGCAATGACAATTCGGCAGGAGTGAGCGGCTTTTGATAGCCGGGCTTCTGCACGTTCACGCTGTCGGTCAGAGCCTCCATCTTCTTGATGAAGTCCTGCCAATCCGGTGAATTTGGTCCGTCAGGCGACGGCGATGCGGATTTAACACCGACCTTCGCCAACGCCTGTGCGACTGCTTCAGCGACGGCATCCTTGAACGCCGCGCTATTGGTAACATCTTCCACAGAAGTCCCGATGCCCAGATCATCATCGCTGGGGCTGAAGTCGGGACGGATCGGCACGCCAGCGCTTTCGATGTGCTTGCGCACGGTGGCGATATTCAACTCTTCCGCCTCAGCGACAGACGCCAACGTTGCGCTTTCATCGTCACGATAAGCCGCGACAATGCCATCAATACGCTGTTTCGATAATGCAGACATCGGGTACTCCTATGAATGGTGGATCAGAAGCCGCTCGGGTACTGAACGGCGTCGTCACGGCCGAGGGTGATACCCGCATAGGCGATGGTGCCAGCGGTCATCGGGCCGGTGGCCACGGTGTAGTAGAGGCGAATGAAGCGCGGGATGGCCGCATTCGGATCGCGGGGCGGAACGGTGAATTCGGCGATCTTCTGGCCAGCGGTCAGCTGGCTCAGCGCCAGTACGTCCGTCAGCACTGCGTTCGACCAGGTGCCCGGCGCGTTCGAGCCGTTGTCAGGCGCGGTTTGCAGGGCGACCTGCAAAGTGCCTGCACCGCTGGCGGCAAAAGCCGTGCCGACGATGCATGCGATAACCGGCGGGCTCGCGCCGTCGCCGATACCGATGTCCTCACCAAAGACGCTGCTCTGCACGCCAAAGCGCATGTTCGGGGCATTGCCTGAACCGACGCCCGCAAGGTCGATAATGCTGGACGACGCGGCAGTAACGGTGATCGCCTGCGCCAGCGAGAGGGTGAGTTGGGAATCGAGGATCATGAGATTATCTCCAAAGGTCGGATGATGGGGGGAGCGATCAAACGACCTGCTGTTCGCTGCTCGACAGCTGGTCGACCACGCGGATCGGCGTGCCACGGAAATGCTCGGTGGGGGCGCCGGCGTAATCCTTCAGGCCGATCAGCACGTTCTTGTCGCGGATGGCCTGAATATCCATGTACCCGCGCACGGTGCGGTTGCAGTAGATCGCCGGGCGAACGACAAGGCCTTGTTCGGAGCGAGCATCCGTCTCGGTGACGCCCGATACGCCGCGCGCCATCTTGGGCAAACGCAGCACAGCCTTGGTCAGGCCGTTGGCAAAAATATCGAACGGGTTCGAGCCACCAAGACCGGCCGAGGTCACATCGAGGTTCGGGATGCGAACACCCCAACGCCAATCTTCGACGCACAGGCCCACCTTCTGGCGGAACCAGGTCATCGCGGCGCGGTAGGGGTTGCCGTTGCTGTCATAGGCGACCTGCGTCATATCCAGTGGCTCGACCTTCAGGCCCGCCGTGGAGCCCTTGGGGAAGACGCCATAGATCGAGCGCGGCGACCAGCCGACCACCCAGATCGAAGCGTTGTTCGAAGCGGTACCGCCGCCGGAGAACACATTCGCCGCGTTGGCAGCGTTCGCGGTGATCGCGGTGTTGTAGTAGGGCGACAGGCCGGTGAATGCGGCCGGGTTGGTCAGCGCATTGCCGTAGAACATCTGCTGCGCCATGGTCTGGGCCATGCCTTCAAGGAAAGCATTGTCCTCTTCATACCGGAACTTGTTCTGGTCATCGGCCATCTCAAGCAATTCGCGATCGATGGTGGACTGCGCTTCCAGCAGGCCACAGTTGACGCGGCCCTGCGCGGTGGTCGACTTGCTCGACTGAATACCCGCGTTCAGGTAGCGCCAAGAGCCGGTGGGGATGCCGGTGCGCACGGTGAAAACGTGGCCGGTGTTGGTGTTGCCTTCCTTCCAGACCAGATCGTCATAGATCTCATTGGCCTGCGAGAGAAGTTCGGCCACATCCGCTGCGTCACCGTTCGGGTCGGTGCGGCGGGCCAGATCGATCAGGGAAAGTTGGGCGCCAGTCGCCATGTGTCAAAACTCCATTTAGCTGCGAGGCGCGTAACGGCGCTGTGCAGGGGAAACATTGGGTTGGGTGGAAATGCTGGGGCCGGGGGCGCCGCGTTCACGATCACGCTTACCGATGGCTGCCAGAAGGTTGATCACCGCCGGATTGTCACCCGCGCCGGTGAAGGCCAAGACATTCCACAGTTCCGAACGGGCCTTTTCGTCCGGTACTGCGCTCCGGATTGCCGATTTGGCATCATCCAGGATGGTGTTGCGGCGGTTGCCCGCCTGCTTGTCGAACTCCTTGCGCCAGTCGCCGCGCGTGCTTTCGAACGCATCGACCTGCTGCTGGGCCATCTGCTCATGCGCCTGCTTGATCAGCTGGGCGCCGTAATCCATGATCTCTTGGCCAGCCTCTTGTGGCAGGCCGAATTTGCCGATCAGACCATTGTATGCCTCGATCTGATCAGGGGGCATTGTGACGCCCTCAGGGATTGTCCAATCCTCGTAGACCGGAAGAGGGGGTGGCGCGGCGTCGGCTGCAGCCTCGGCTTGGGCGGCATCCGCACTGGCATCAGGCGCTGCGGCTTCTGCACCCTCGATGACCGATCCGGCAGGGGCCGGCTCAGCGGCGGCGGCATCAGGTACGGGCGCGGGTTCTGCCTGCGCGGCGGGCGCGGGCTCGATAGGCGCATCCGGCGCTGGCGCAGCAACATCGATCGCGGCAGGTGCAACTGCGTCAGGCGCAGGTGCGGAATTCACAGCGATAGCGTCTGCGGGCGCCGAAGCGCCTTCAGTGATCATGTTCATGGCTGTCTCGCTTATTGGTGCCCTATCGGGCCATCACGGCTTGGGTTGCAGCGCCTCACGACGCATGGTTGAGGCCAATTCTGGCGAGAGGTTATCGAGTTCCTCCCACAGCGCCCAGCCGGCGGCCTTCATGCCGGCATGGTAAAAGGTGGCCTGCGGATCAGGGAAGCCGCTGGGCGTGACAGCAAAGGTCTGGCCGAACGTGTTGAACGCCAGCAGCTTCTCCATCAGCCATTCGCGGAACCATGCCTGCTCCATGCAACGGCGTAGGCCAGCAAGGCGCAGTTCATGCTTTTCATCGCGGATGCGTTGCACTTCGCGATCATCTTCCAGCATCGGCATTGGTTCGCCCGGGAAATACGGGTCATCCTCGCCGGGTATCACGGTCATCAGTTGACGGTGCCGTCGCCGAACGCGCCAGCAAAAGGTTTCCAGTCGGGCAGGATCAGCCAATCGGTGGGCTGCGACGGCAGGATAGCGCCGCGCGTCTCAGTCTTGCGGTTGGCCAGTTCATCGAGCGAATGCAGGCCGCGCTCGAAAATGGCGACCATCTGGCCGAATGCTTTCCAGTTCTGGCCGATGTATTTGGCCTGAGCCATGCGCATCGCCTTGGCATAGACCACACCGAGCTTCACCCATCGCGCATCGGCGCGGTAGTGGGCCATCTGGCGGCATGAACCTTCCAGCTGGTCGAGCGCCTTGCGCAGGGCGATGTAGCGGCGCCCGCGCGGGGCGGCCTGCGTTTCATCTTGTTGCTTGGCCAGCCACAGGCAATGATCGCGCGCCTCCTTGAGGCTCTGGCTATGGCGATCAAGTATGTCGGTTTCGGAAAGCATGTTGTTACCTCGGTTGCACCAGTGCGGAGAGGGCTGAGCCCGGATCCATTCTTGTTTCAGAAAGCGCCTTCGCGGCCTGCGCGCCGGGCAAAGTTTGTTGCATGAGGGCCTGCTGCTTCTGGTCCTGCTGCGCGCGCTGAACCATCGCCTGCACCTGATCACTGGTGCGGATGATATTCTGGGATGCGCCCACGCCGTCAGCGAAGCCGCGAATGGCTTCATCGGCGTCGATCACAAACTTGGCCTCAGGCCATGCGCCAGACAGCGAGCCCGCGAATTGTACCGTCT